TTGTATCGGCAGCAGTATCAATTGACATGATTTTATATACAGGAGAAGTTACTCCAGTTCCAAATCTCAAAAATTCATTAACTAGTAACAAAGTTGCTCCAGTTGCATCAGCAACATCAGTCAAAAAAGTTATAATTGTTGATCCTTTATTTACAGCTACTGTACCAGTTCCTGTAGGTATAATTGCACCTGCATCATCACAAACTGCTTTAAAAGAAATAGGAGGAAGGCTATTAAATTGTACTTCTTTAGAAAAATTCTCTGTACCATTTTTTGCTAATCCAAGAGCAATTTCAGATTGAGTTGCACCTGTACCTGTTTCATAAGCAAAATGCTTATTATACCTTCCATCATGAGAAGAACGAAGATAATCTTCAATATAAACAGTGGCATAATAAAGAGTATCATCTACTGCCTGAATAGAACCAGCAGTTCCATTAGAACCAATGTAATCTAATTGTTCTGCATCATCAGTAGCTGCACCATATCCTACTGCACTAACTTTAATGATTTTAGAGCCATCAATTACATCAGATACAAAATAAGGTTTTCCTCCAGGAGTAAAAAGACGAATATCTCCTACTCCCAAATCATTCATTGTATAGATATTTGCTTCAGTAGCGGATAATTCTGCCCCAATCATTACATAATCTACATTGTTTACTTGTGTGTTCATTTTAATTTAATTTAAATTGTTAATTAATATTTTTATTTATTGTTTATTTTATGCTAAAATTGGAGTTGTAATTGCTCCAGTAGCCATATTGTACAAAGCCACCGCAACCCAATCAGTTCCGTTAAAATACAGTTCTGCTGTATCTCCTACATTACTAAATGTAATAGTAGTGCCTGAAGCTAAATTAGTTGGTGTGAGAGTACCGTCTCCACCATCAACTGTCATAGTAATTACTTTAAATTGACCCTTTTTACCATCAGCAAGAGTTCCTGCATCAGCAGCTGTAGTAGTCCAAAATGTATTTTTTGTTGCTACACTGATAGCTCCTGCACCTGACAAATTCTCTTGTGCTGCTATTGGACTCATAAAAAAGTAATTAGAACCTGCTCCTGCTACAACACTACCATCTAATATATTTAGAGAGTTAGTTGTCATAGTAAAATTATCTAATCCTGCTATGGAAAAATCAATTTGATTTGCTGTACTTGCAGAAATATGAGTGTCCCCATCGGCATCTAAAATTAAAGCATTGTTTACACCATTTAGATCTATAGTTCCATTTAATAACATGATTCCATCTATCAGTGTTCCACTTGAAGATGTATATTGACTTACTGCCATAATTTTTTATTTTAAATTGTTAGTATTATTATTTTTATATTTCCAAATATATCCATGATGTTGTTTATGTTTTCCTTTACAAACTAAACCTATTTCTTTTACTCTAAATCCTTCTTTTTTAGTTGATGTTGTAGAAGGAAATTCTTTAATAAAATTACCAAATAAATCAAATTGTAAAACAGGTTTTCTTTGTTTATTAAACATATTTGCTTTTGTAATAAGTCCTTTTATTACAGACTCTTTACTTCTTTTTAATCCTAATGCCCTTGTATTACCAATCATTTTATCTCCTATTTTCTTTTTGGTTTCTTCAGACATTTTTCTTTTACCTGCATTACTTACTTTAAGTAATCTTTCAGAATTTAATTTATAAAGTCTTCTATTAGGATTAGTTGCTGCAATATTATATCCATATTTTGAATTATGAGTATTAAGAATATTACACCAGTAATTTTCTTGTGAACATAAGAATTCTTCATCGCATTCCTCTAATACTTCAAATTTAAAATTAGATTCACCATATTTATTAAAAGCGTTTTGGAAATGAATACTTCCATGTTTATTGTTTCTTAATTTATAAAAATGATCTAATTTTCTTCTTGAAAGATTAGTAGTATAACCAACAATCATTTTACTATTTACAATATTTGTAATAGTATATATTCCAGAAGTATTTGGAATATATGATTGTGAAACTGCCATTTTATTTAGTTATTTATATTGTTAATTATGCGGTGAATAAGTAGTCCAATATCAGTAATTCTGCGGGGGATATTGATACATCTTTCATATCACCTATTTTAATCTGTGGTATTTTAATGTCCAATTCTTTATCTAAGAGTTCATTTAAGCATTTAATAAATTCTGGAATGTTTTCATCTTTTACTTTAATATTTCCTTCTGAAATTGTTTCTCCAAGTTCTTTAATTTTATCATTTTTAATTTCATCAAAAGATGTTAATTCAGGATTAATTATTTTTATAAATGTTCTTAGTTCCCATGCAATATTAATTGGTAGTGAACTTTTCATCAGTGTCTCCAACACTGTTTTACTTTCTACTAATTGCCTCAATTTCATAAAATTTTCTTTTAGTTTTTATAATTATTAAGCCATTATTGACCATTTAAGAGTAATAGTTCCTGTAGCAGTTAAATTATCGCTATTATCAGCTGCCCATGTAGAAGCTGCATTAAGATGAAGTAATTTTACATTTGCTGCTTGATTAAGAGCTATTCCTGTATAAAGACCTGCTGTAGGAGCTAACATAATAACTTCCGCTGTTCCTGCAATATCATTAGCTGTTTGTCCTGTTATATAATCTTCACTTAATCCTGTTCCTGTACCTGCAAGATTTAATGTAGCCACAACTCCAGAAGCAATTTCACTACCTAATCCTACATCAGGTGTATTAGCAGTTCCTGCACCTGTAAATCCTACATTAAATTGAGTAATAGTATAAAGATGTGCTCCTGCCGGAAATGTAAAAATAAGATTTCCAAAAGCTTTTGCGGCTGCTGCTGCTCCCATATTTCCTACTATAAAATTAGTAAGAGTTATAATAGAGATTATATCTTTACCTGTAGTATATGTTGCTAAAGTACAAGTTGCATCTGCAATACCTCTTACTCCAAAGTTTGCACTTATGCCTTTAATACCTCTTGTAATATAAATATCTCTTGGATTTACTGTTCCATTACCAATATCGTTAGCATTATCTGTTAATGGATTAAATGCTCCGGAAGAATTAATAATCCATCTTTCTGTTCCATCAGTTGCAAAACCAATAGCATTTGCCCCTGAACTAAACATACCTGTATTAGGGTCATTTGTAAAACTATATGTTGGCAATAAACCTGTTCCATCTGGACCAAGCAATACCGAACCTAAAGTTTTAGCGCCATTAATAGTTTGCGCACCTTCTGTCATTACAAAACTTGCTGCTGTTCCTGCATCAGGAATAGTATATGTTCTTGCTGCTGCTTGAGAAGCATTTGTAATTGTAGTTACTGTATCTCCTGTTGAATCAGCAGCTAATACTTGTAATACACCTTTTGCAGATGTAGGAGCAGAAATTGAAATACTTGCATCTTTAGTAGTTTCCCAAGTTATAGCATCTTTGGCATAAAAATCTAAAGAAGCTCCTGGAGTAATAAGAACATAACGACCTAATGCTGTTGCTGCTTGAGCATCAATAGCATCATCGGCATTACCTGTCCAAACTCTTAAATTATTTGCTCCACTATTTTTTACATAAATGTGAAGTCCTGCTACTGCTGTTGGAAGTTTAACTCCATCATTAGCAGTTGTTACAGTAGTTACATTATTAATTTCTTCAGTTAATGCTGTAGCTCCTGCCATAGTTTGAGTTGCACCAGCAGAAATAGTTGTTGCATTTGAATAATTTACTGGAGCACCTTGAGTAACCGTAGCATTAACAGTTAAACTGTCTGCTGCTGCATCACCCAATACTAAACTACCATTTAAGGTAGTAGTACCTGTTACCGTCAAATCACCTGATACATTCACGTCATTTGCAGTAATGTCACCTGTTCCTAATTCTAAATCATCAATCAATTCATTAAATTGCTTTGCTCTTACGAGAATAGCATTTGCTGAAGTGGTTGGCTTAAAATTAGTTCTTGTTACTTTTTTTAAACTTGCCATTTTATTTTAATTTTTAAATTATTAATTATTCTGAAATTTGTTGTTCTGTTGCAGCAACTTGATAAGCTTCAGGTTTTGTAACTGCTGTTGCCATTCTTACTGCTATATTAACTATTGCATCATGAACTATCGGATTAAGTTCTGAAGTTATTCCTAAGATTGTTCCTGAAGGCAATTGAATTTTATTTGGAATTTTAAGATATCTTAAATTATAGGTAGTTATTGTATAATCGTCTCCTGTTATTAATTCATGCTTTATTTTAGAAGACTTATAACCAAAATCTAATCTCCAAATAAGAGAAGAATCCGGTTTCTTAAAAGGATTTTTAATATAAGCATTATACTCATCGTGAGTAATAGGTTTAATTTCTACAACATTTCCGTCTATACAATCATCATCAGAAGCTATAACAGCATTTTCAGTTAATGTGTACATTAATTCTGTCGGCAAATCAAATACAACTCCATTGGGAAATACTCCTGATTGAGAAGTTGAAGGAGAAAGAGTACTATATCTAACTAAAGAAACTAATTCTTTTCTTCGATTTTCAGTTTCTTCAGTACCTTCTTTTTCTTTATTTTTTTTATAATTATAATGACTTTTAACAAATTCTAATTGAGCCATGTTTAAAAATGTCTCAATTTCTGAATCTTCATATGGAGGTGCACTGAGATTCGCTACTTTATCATAGAGAATAAGAAACTGGGATTTAAATTCTGCTGCTGTCATTTAATTATACTTTAGAAGTATCAATTCTTGTTTGTATTTTAATTATTTCTTCTGAATTTAATGGATTATTTAAATAAGCAATTGCTTGATTAAGATTCTCACCTATAGTAATACCTTCAGGAGTTCTATAAACTGATTTTTCTCTTTCAAGAGCTTTAGCTCTAATTGCTTTATTAATCATAATCTTAGTTTCGTAATCCTTATCGTTTAAGATTGTCAAAAAAGTTTCCAAATCAGCATCAATAATTTTTTCTGTTTCTGCAATTAAGAAATCTAATTTTGCATTAACAGGAATTGATTTTCCACCTGGTTTCAATGTGTAATATACACCTAAGAAATCTTTTAGTTTTTCAGGTGAATTGTCCATTTTACCAAAAGCTCTGTAAGCTTCTTTTTTATTTTTAGCTGATTTAACTAAATCCTGATCCATTTGTCCTTCTTCAACAAGTGCAAATTTATAAGTTGCCTTTTTAAATTTCTCTGCTGATGATGGTGCAATTACATCTGAATTACTTAAAAGAACTTTGTATTTTATATAGTCCATAGGATTAGATAAATCTAACCTAAGTACTTCTTTTGTCAATTTAACTCTGAATTTATTCCAGTAATTATTATCTTTTTTATAAATAGATAATTCACCAGGTTTAAGAGCCATTCCGCTTTTAGTTGATTCAAAGAAATCTCTTTCTTCATCTGTCAAAGGATCTTTTAACATTCCTGATTGTAATTTAGGAACTACTACAGAAAAATAAGAATGTTTAAATAAAAAGTCAGCTTCATGACCTATAGGGATCCAACCCCCTCTGCGTCTTACTGGTTGCACTAAGATAATTTTCTTAGGCAGCATAAAAGTATTCTCCATTACTTTCGTCTCCATTTGTTTTTGTTTGTTTAAATTGTTAATTATTATAAAAGTTGGTGCAAAGATAAGTTAAATCTCTGCACCAACCAAAATTATTATTGATTACTGAAGTACTGAAGGAATCAATTGTGCAGTTCTGCTAGGATCTTTTACCATAGCACCTGCAATTGCCCAACGGTGACAAGTGTAACCATCAGTTGAGTGAGCCATAATATTCCTCTCACCACTTGGGGAGAAAGGATTACGAAGTCCTGGCTCATAACCCATACCATCTTCATTACCTTTTACATATATCTTACGAATATTAGGTTCTCCACTAGAAGTACCTACGTCCATAATGTCATATCTGTAAGATTCAGCAACACCTCCATCACTGTGATAGATTTTATGCCTTTCCCTATCATCATAAATAGAATCTACAAAAAGATTAACTTTAATCCCTTGTGGCCCCATATATTCAATAAACTGTCCACCATAACCAAGTGGCATTTTCACACCATTTGCTCCAGATGCACTATACATACGACTTTCATTTCTCAAAGGAGTAAACAATTGAGCAAAATCCTGAAGAGCTAAGTGGAATTGAACAGCACCACGTTCTCCTGTATGAAGTACAAATTCACGTTGATCGCCAGGAAGTTTACCTTCAGAAAGATCCATCAGAACATCCAACAAAAGTTGAATAGAGAAAGTATTGTAATAATTAGTATTACTTGCTTCCATTTGCTGACGAATACCAGCTCCTTGTTTTTTAATGTGTCCTGATTTACCAATATTGGCATAAGAACCATCATCTTTTTTATTTGCAGTTGAATACATTAAAAGACGAAGTTGTTCTAACCTAAATTGATTATCAAATTGATAATCTTCATATTGTGTCCAAGTACTATAAGTTTTAAGAGCACCTGATTCACTGTCTGATACTTGCCATTTGGTAGCCATTGGACGATTAATCATATTTCCAGGAACTGTATGTTGCATACGAATCATGGAAAACGCATTCCTCATCTTGAAAGGAGAAGTAAAATTAATTCCTCCACCTTTTTTAGACAAAGTTTGTTCTACAAGTGACCATTCTTTAGAGAATCGTTTACCAGCAGTTAATTCATCATAAGGGAAAAACAAATCAGGGTCTCCTGTGATAAGTTTCACACGATATACCCAGTTACTTCCTTCTGGTGTAGGATCTGCTTGAATTTGTACAGGATATTTTTCATTCCTTTCTCCTACAATTATATTCTCATCAGAGAACCATTGTTCAGGAAATACAATTTCAAATTCGGTAAAGTTTTTACCGGGTTCATCAGCAGCAGTAATAGCTGTACCAGAAACACGAGCTTCTACTACAGGTATATTCTTTTTAGCTGTTCCAATAAGTTCCCATGTAAAATCGTCATCTGTGTCCAGATAAATAGGACTGAATTTATTAAGATAAGTGTCCAAATTCAAACCGAAGTTGGTTTGGTGAATTTGACTCATCACTTTAGAAGCTACTTGAGGGGCTGCCTGATAAATGGCTCCAAGGTGATTGGTAGTTGTCAAACCTGCCCAACTCTGTGCTTCCGTCATTTGAAATGGTGAAATTTTCATATTTACGAAATTTAGTGTTAATTAATTGATTAGTATTAAAGTTTAAAAAGTTTTTTCAGAGAATTCACTGCATCATCTGTAGAATCATCTGTAAATGTTTTTCTTGATTGTCCTGTTTTAACAGTAGTAGATTGAAGAGCTTTCTCAAAATCTTTAACTGCTGATGTTTTAGCAGTTTTACTAATTCTGGACCAGTCAGTAAATCCTTTAGTAGTTTTAGCTAAATAAGTAACTGCCATATCAAATTTGACAGGGTCTTTACTTCTCATTTGCATAACCAGATTCATTGGATTTCCTTGGTTGTCTTGTCCTACTATTTGTGTCATATTCTTAAACAATTCCGCTTTTTCAGTATCAGTTAGTTTAAGTCCAGGTACAATTTCTTCTGTTTGTTTGACAATATTTTGAATACCTTGGATTTGTTCTTTATGTTTTGCTTCAAGTTGCTTTTGTTGTTCAGCAAATTGTTGTTTAGTATATTCTTGTTGTTTCTTAACCATTTCTTTAAGTTCAGGAAGAGCATCAGCAGCTTCTTCAGATAATGAACCTAAGTCTTTATATGTATCAATCATTTTAGTGATTTTTACATCTTTAAAACCTTTAATAGTTAATAGTTCAGTAATAAGTTTGATTTGTGTAGCTTCGTCATTAAGTTGTTCTTCAGTAATTGAATTATAATTCAACTCTTTAATTTTAGCTTTTTTCAAGTCTTCAAAAGGTACTCCTTCTTTTACTGCTTTTGCTAAATCAATTAACTCTTCAGGAAATTGATTAATTAAAGCATCCATTCGTAATTCATCTTCCTTTTTAAAAGCTTCAGCAAGAGCTTCAATTGGATCTTCAGATTTTTTAAATTCTTCCATATCTAAATTTGGAAGAAATCCCCTTTCATGAAGAAGAGAGGCAAATGGAGTTATTGGAGAAGAATCTCCTTCACTACCAGGGGAATCTTTAGAGACAGAATGCTCTTTGGAAGTAACTTGCTTTATCTTATTTTCTGATTCATCAGACAAATCAATTAAAGAAGCATCTTCTTCTTTAGTTTCTTCTTTATTTTCTTCTTTTTTATTTTGTATTTTTTGTGAGTTTTGTTTTTCTACTGTCTCCTCAGTAGAATCATTGATTTCAATTTCAGAATCTGAAATAGAATCAAAAGTTACATCAAATAAATTATCCATTTGCTTTTTAAGTTTTTAATTAATTTACAAAATTACTGTTATTTATTAGTATCTAACAACTTTTATTAGATAAATTTGCTTCATTTCATAGCCAATTTTGTCACGTTGTTTCAATTTTAATTACTTTTTTACTGTTGGTTTAGGCATATTATCTACTTTATACTTTTCTATAATTAATTGTTGTTTGAGTTTTTTCTCTTCTAATTCTTTTTTAAGATCAAACTCTTTTTCTAATTGTAATTTTTTAAGTTCAAATTCTTTAGCAGATAATTCTTTTTTAAGTTTCAATTCTTTCTCTTGTTTCTCTGCTTGTAATTTTAATATTTTAGCTTGACTTTCTTTTTTCATTTGTAAGTCTTTCATTTGACTTTCTTTCTTTAATTGTAAATCTTTAGCTTTACTTTCTTTATCTACATTTAACTTCTCTTTTTCTAATCTTTGTTTTTCATTTTTCTCTCTTTCAATCATAGACATATCTTGTCTGTCTATATTCTTATCATGTTCCAACTTATTCTCTTTAAGTCGTCTTTCATTTTCTATCTTCTGTTGTTCAAGCCTATCATCTACACCATTATGATTAAGATCTATGATTTGTTCATTCGTCTTAGCATCAATCTCCATTTGTTTAAGTTCCTTATCATAGATAAACTGCCTGTCAAGTTTCTCAAGTTCATGTGCTTGTAAATCTTCTCTATTCTCTTTCATCTCTTGAATCTTAGCTTGTTCGATTTCCTGTTGTTGTTGAAATTGATCTTGCATCATTTGAGATTTTTCTTCTTCAGCAGTTTCTAATTTTCTTCTCATAGATGCCATTGAAGGTGTCATATAAATATCAATTAATTGACTGAAGTTAAGTTTATCATTCTGAAGGCCTGCTTGAGCAAGTTGTTTAAGTGTACCTCTTAATTCTTCATCAGTAGAACCATCGGTTACTATAATACCATAGTCAGCATCTCTGAATTCAGATCCATCCATTGATAAAGTATATGTACTCATATCATCAAGTACATATTGAAATCTTTTGTCTTTCTGTTCTTTGTATGCTTCTTTAGCAGTTTCTAAAAGTAGTGTAAGTGCTTTAACTTTAACATTACTATGAAGTCCAAACCATTTTTCAGTAATGTGACTTGATTGTGTAACCGCTCTTTCTACATTACCTACCAATTCTCTATTCTCAATTTGTCCTTGTCTTTGAGCTGATATACCTGAAATCTGTCCAACCTGTTGTTCTAAGAACTGCAACATCATTATTTGTTGTTGAATAAAATTACCTGTTTCAAGATCCAAAACTTGATTGTTCTGTTGCATTTGTCCTGCAAGTTTACCTTGAGCAGCACCTTTATTCGCTTCTTTAAAGGAATCTTTTACATAGAATCCTAATACATTGAAATAGTACATCCATTTTTCAGGAGTCCAGTGGTCAGGACATTGACTAACATCCAGTACTGCTATTTTACCTTTGTTCTTAGCAAATGCTAATTCCAATCTGTACATGAATACATTATACAGATATTGATAAGGTTTCATCTTATCCATTAGACTTTTAGCCCTGCTGGAGTTAATATTATATGCTAATCCTGTATATCCTGGATTACATTTAGATAGATTAGCCATTGACCTAAATTGAATAGGCCTGGGTTGCATTTTAACATAAATACTTTTTCCTAATCTTGTAGTTTCCCACCATTCTCTTATCCATTCCCATTTAATTTCTTCTCCTAATTCTTTATTTACTTTATATGTTTCTGAAACTACAGTTTCCTGCGGCATTCCATTTTCATCAGGATATGTAAGAAACCCAATTTTTTTCCATGATTTCCAAAGAATTCTTGTTTTTCTTATATTACCTTCTCCATCAAAGTATTCTCCTCTCAATCTATTATTAGCAGATTCAGCATTTCCTATATCTATAAGTCCGTCACTTGAAATAAATGAAGGTTCTTTACTTCCTATATTAATAAATCCTTCTGATTCATCGGAAGTAAGTCCTATATCTATTTGTTGTACTTGTTTGTCAGTAAGTACATCATGATACTCATCAATGATAGAACCCGGAGTTACATAAGTATCTTCTACTATAATATCTGAATCTTCTATCCAAGGGGATTCACCTGACCTAACAGTAAAAATATTAAGAGGATTA